CAAACTATACATGGGAAGAAGTGGATAAATTAGATTCATACCTGAACATCAATACAAGGAATGAACAGGATAAACAATTCGTGTATGATTTCATATACAGAATCTATCAACAAGTAACCCCTGATTATTGTAATACAATCTGTCTCAATTCAATGAGAAATAGATCACAAGATCTAAGACAGAAGTATCTTATGTATCAGGAATATCTTAAAACGAAAACTGATTAAATACAGAATATCATGGGAAGAAAAGATATACACAAAGACGGTAAACCTTTTGTAAAAGGTGATCCAAGAATTAACCGTAAAGGTGCCCCAAAAAAACTACCAAAACTGGATGAAATACTTGGTAATGTTTTGGGGAAAGAAAACGATCAAGGAATAACTGAGGTTGAATTAATAATCGACGCGTTGAAGAAGAAGGCAAAGACAGGAGATGTAAAATCTGCACAACTCCTAATGGATCGTGGATATGGAAAAGTTAAAGAACAAATCGATATCACAACCAACGAAGAATCACTAAACAAACCCTCAATACAAATTGAAATCATAACAACAAATAAAGATGGGAAAAAGTAAAAAGAGAGGTGGGGAAAAGGCACACCGTAAAAGAGTGGAAAGTAGAAACCAAATGTTAAAAGGTATGTGGGAGAAACTTCAAAAGAAGGCGTGGGAGAAGTTCGAAGAATCCAAAAAACAAAAAGATGCAAACAAAGATACAGACGACCAAAGTATTTCAGGATTTAATATCACAGAACAAAAGGGTTAATGTATTTCAGGGATCATCACGTGCCAGTAAGACGTACAACATCTTAATCTATTTTGTTTATACCCTACTCAAAGAAGAGAACAAAGTATTATCTGTTGTAAGAAAAACATTACCTGCGTTGAAGGGATCGGTCCTCAGGGATCTAAAAGAAATCTTAATTAAGTTCAATGTCTATAACCCCGATGATTGGCATTCCGTTGATGGTTATTACCAACTCGGGACCAACATCATCGAATGGTTTAGTGTAGATGATGAAACAAAACTACGTGGGAGAAAGAGAGATTATCTATTTATCAACGAGGCGACGGAAGTAACATACGATGAATACATCCAACTTGTACTAAGAACCTCAGATCGTATTGTAATCGATTTAAACCCCTCATTATGGAATTCATGGATCTATGACCTCGAAGGTCAAGATGATGTCTTCTACACGATCGTAACGTATCAGGACAACCCATTCTTATCACAATCATTAGTAGATGAAATTGAGAAACTTAAAACCAGAGATCCAAACCTATGGAGAGTATTCGGTGAAGGTCAGAAAGGTGTTCCTACACGTGTTGTTTTCTCTCATCAACAAACATATTCTCAACTACCACAGTCCTGTAAATTATTGGGTTATGGAGTTGACTTCGGCTTTAACGATCCTTCCACCCTTGTAAGAGTATACAAAGACAATGACTCGATCTATTGTGAGGAACTATTATACATGAGGAATGTTACCATCCCCGACTTTATTTACAAGATCAAAGACTTGGGGGTTAATTTGACAGATGATTTTATTTGTGATAGTGCCAATCCACAAGCCATAACAGAAATGTCCCGTAATGGTATCAACGCAAAACCAGTTAAGAAGGACACCATCCTGTCAGGAATAGATCAGATCAAGAGATCCAATTTCTTTGTTCATAGTGGTTCACAAAACCTCTTGAATGAATTAAACTCTTATGTATGGAAGTCAGACAAGAACGGTAATAACCTTGATGAACCTGAGGATCGCAACAATCACTTGATCGACGCAATACGTTATGTGTTACAGATGAAGATGATGAGAAATAGTGGTGTATTCGTATATTAAAAATGAGACAATAAAATAAAAGATATTTATGAGTATGACAAGTCACATAGTCCACAAGGGAAAGAAATATGAGATTAAGGAACCAACAATACAGAGTTGGACCGAGTTAATGAAATTCAAAGATCTTATTGATGACAATGAGATGTATGTTAAAATGATTTCTCATGTTACAGACATTCCTGAGGATGAAGTAAAGAAGACCGACGCAAAGACAATCAATCAGATTGGTCACCAAATCAACAAGTATATCAATCGTGAGGTTAGGGAACTATATCGTAACATTGAACATAAGGGGATCAAATATGTCCTAACAGACTTCAAGAAAATATCCTTTGGTCAGTTCGTTGATATTGATACCTTCTTACAGAAGGATGACAGTTATAGATTGAATAACTTGAATGAACTTGCGTCTTATCTTTATGTTGAAGAAGGTACTGACTATTCTGATTCTGATTTCACAAAACGTATTGAACAATTCCGTGATCTCCCAATCAAATATGTGGAGGGATCACTTTTTTTTTTGTGGAGTTTAGGAAGGGGATTACAAGAAGTTTCAAGTCTCTATTCGAAGAGCAAGTTGATGTTTCAGATAATGAGACTCAGAATAGTTTTGGGAAACATTGGGGGTGGTATCAATCGATCTCTGTTCTATCAGAAGACCGTGTCACAGAAATTGATAGGGTTACTTCTCTTCCCCTTATATCTTGTCTTAATCATCTTAGTTACCTTATGGATCTCAATAAGGAGAAAGAAAGAATAATGAAACAACAAAAGTAATGAGTTTAATAACATCAGGTTTAACAATACAGGTTGATTTTACAAATCAATCATCCCTTATTATTGGTGGAGGTACGGGTGTTGCAGTTCTTAAAGCAACGAACCTTGTCAACCCATCATTATTCTTTTCTGGTGTAACAGGAGGTCTATCACAATACGATTACACAGGATTCCAAAATCCAACAACATTACAATTCTCAGGGGTCAATAGATCAGATGTTGGAACTTCAACAAGTGGTGGAACAACATACGGTCTTACAAACAAATTAGGTGATTACGGATCATACCAAGAATATACAACTTGGTTCATGTTCAATAACACAGGAACAACAACTTGTAACTTTTTCTCAACAAGTAAGGGAATAGTTCCATTCACCAACTACTTAGGTCAAACCCCATCCTACAATGATTGGTTTCTAATTAGGAACAATAACATAACAGGTGGAACTCCGAACTCAGTAGAAGTAACTTCTTATCTTACTACCGGTACTACAATAATAGGACCTACACAATCTTACACAAATCAATGGGTTGTTGCGTCGACAAGAAGTTATCAAGTTGGATTAAGTGCGTTCACTGAATTATGGATTAGTGGAACAATGGTTAGTCAATCAGTTACGATTGATACATTAAAAACAATTTCAGATCCTATATTTTGGTTATTGGGTCAGACACCAGCAATTGCGATGACTGAGATCTTAATGTATGATCGTAAGTTATCTGACACGGAAATGTCTGACAACTACAATTACTTCTTGGACAAGTATTTTGGTATTACACCAGTCACTCCAACCCCCACTCCGACAACAACATCTACACCAACGGTAACACCAACAATACAGACAACACAAACAAACACTCCGACAACAACATCTACACCAACGGTAACACCGACATTCACTTCCACACCATCTAATACACCATCACATACACCAACCCCGAGTATTACTCCATCGGTTAGTGTAAGTTCAAGGGCAGAGACATCTATCAACTTCAAAACCTTTGCACAGGATTTTGAGAAACTTGCCAATCTACACAAACAACTTAACAGTTATGGTTTGGGGAATAGTGATCAATTATCTTATTGGACTCAATCAAGAGACAAAGAAGAGAACACACAATTCCAATCACCATACTATCCATTGTTGTATATTGTACCTTCCAATTGTGTAAATGATTTACAATATAAGACATGGGAATTTAATACCATCGTCGCAGATATTCTTGAAAGAGATCTCGTGAATGAAATCGATATAACATCAGATACATTACAGATCTTACAAGATGTGATCTCACAGTTTAGATTATCTGTTAACGCCAATCAAGGGGACTACTACAACAAGTATTGGGTCGACGATTCTGTTGTATGTATCCCTTTCTTGGAAAAAGAACAAGATCTATTGAATGGATGGAACGGAATCATCAAGGTAAAAACGATGACACCGTTGAATAGATGTTCTGCGGCCTATCTTCCATTCACAGGATCACCAATATTCCATAAGGGAATAAACTTCAAAACATTCTACGAAGACTTCAAGTTATTATCAGATCATCACAAACAGATTAACTCATTCGGAATGGGTAATTTGGAGGATCTATCTTATTGGACACAAACAAGAGATAAGGAAGAGAATACACAATTTCAATCCCCTTATTTCCCATTATTGTATGTGGTCCCAAATGAGGTGACACAAGACTTCGAATTTATGAATTATTCATTCGACATTATTGTGTTGGATATTATTCAAAGGGATCTATCAAATCAAACAGATGTATTATCAGACACCAATCAAATATTGGATGATATCATATCACAGTTTAGATTATCAGTAACGAATTCATTGGGTAACTTCAATAAGAACTATTATTTGGATACACCAGTTGTGTGTATGCCATTCTTGGAAAAGTATTCTGATCTAACAGGTGGTTGGACCGGTAAATTAAACATCAAAGTGATGACACCTCTTGATCGTTGTGATGCGGCTTTCAATTCATTCTTAACACCGACACCAACGGTTACTTCAACGAATACTCCAACACCAACAAACACTCCGAGTCAAACAAGTTCTGAAACACCAACCCCAACTCCAACAAATACAGGTACACCAACTCAAACTCCGACAAACACTCCATCAGAAACTCCAACGAGTACTCCAACACCAAGTGTCACTCAAACAATGACACCAACTAATACAAACACTCCAACTCCAAGTGTTACTCAAACGATGACACCAACTAATACAAACACTCCAACAACTACTGCAACGAACACTCCGACTCCGAGTATCACTCCAAGTGGAGCAGGTGGTAGATCACCAATTTGGGATACAAATAACTCCAAGTGGGAGAACGAAACAAAAGCATGGGACTATTAAATAAAAAATTAAATTAACAATACGATG